CTAATAGTCAGCATCAAATGGATTTTAAAGTAAATGGAACTGCTGTGGCTAAAGGATATGTCAGTGATACTAATTGGAGCCATAATCATGTAAGCGGTATTGTACACTTAAAACGTGGAGATTATGTACAAGTTTTGGGAGGTTATTGGGGGAATGCTGATAATCACCATTCTGAATATTATATAAGGAGATTAAATTAATATGTTTATATCCCACAAATCAAACGTGCTCCAGACAGTCCATGAAACAGAGTGGCAATGCAGGAGAAAGACTAAAGGCTTAGACAAATCCGCTTACTGGACTTGGCTAGCTACTGTTACTACTGAAGACGAAAACGGACATAAAAGCTATGACTTTTCGGGGGAGGACTACGAGATCGTAGAAACTGATGCTCCCCTGAGTTATCAGGACAAAGATGAAGAGGGTAACGACATTACAGTTACTTTTAACGAGAGTGGTCACATACATTCAGAGATAGACGGCACACACTACCACCTCAAGTGGGACGGAACCAAAATAGTCAAAGATGATACCGCTAAGGCTGCCTATGACCTCGCAGAAGAATGGAAAAAAATCAGAAGAGAAAGAACTAGACTCCTTGCAGATACCGATTGGGTAGTCATCAAGGCAAGAGAGAACGGAGGAACAGTTGCAGCTAAATGGAAGACATACAGAGTCGCTCTCAGAGATTTGCCAGCTGAACAGTCAGCAAAAACTAAATATTCAGAGATAACTTGGCCAACACAACCATCATAATAGGAAACAATGGCAGTTCGTAGAATAACAACATTACAAGGACCAACCCTTAAAGCAGATGACGGAACAACTGCGGCCACAATTGCAGATTCCACTGGTCAAATTACTGTAGGTTCTGGAAGTAATTCTTACAAACTTCCAATTGTAAGAGCTGCTGAGAACAACTATGTTCTTGCCATGACAGATAAAACCAATGGGACTACAGGATGGAATGTCACTGCAACAGCACCAACCATTAATGATATATCGGGTTCTCTCAATCATGATCAGGACTCAACCTTAACGCTCTTTGGTGCTGAGTTTTCTCCTAATACTACTGTTTCTCTTTGGGATGCAAGTACATCAGGTAATAAAGTTGGATCAGATGCGACCATTACCAATCAGACAACAACCAAACTAGAAGCAACCTTTGGTCATGGTGATTTAAACGTAGGTGCAACACTTTATGCAGAAGCATCAAATTCTGGAATCACCACAAGATTTGCCACGGCATTCGTAGTATCCGCAGATCCTACAGTTACCTTCACCCAAGGAACAGGTTCAGGTGCAAATACAACGAACCACTTTGGTACTTATGGCGGCAGAGTTGCTGGAGGAGGTCAGGATTCTAATACAAAACTACTGCTGAATTTTGACCGCACTGGTGGAACGGACATTGAGGATTCCAGCAACACTGGTGGCGATGGTCACAAAATAACGGCAAGCGGAAATGCAGTCATAAAAGCAAGCCCTTTTAGGGATGGGAAGTCTGCGATGTTCTTTGATGGGACGGATGATAAATTAACAATCACAGACTCAGATGACTTTGCCTTTGGCTCTGGTGATTTTACATTTGAATGTTGGGTGTATGCTTCAAGTTTTAGTTCCGATAATGAAATTTTTGCAGATCACAATTCTTCAGGCTCATACCAAACATTTTCATTTGGAATGACATCATCCCAAAAATTAAAATTTGTATTTGTGCCATCAAGTGGGAGTAATGTTCAGGTATTATCTGATGCCGTTTTCAGTACAAATACTTGGTATCACGTTGCCTCTGTAAGGAATGGGAATACCATAACAAATTATGTGGATGGGGTATCAGTCGCAACTGGAAGTGTGACAGGGTTATCAATGGCTACAGCTACAGTCAACCCAACAATCGGTAAAGCTGGAGATTATAATGGCTCTTATCTTGATGGATACCTAGACGAAATCCGAATCGTCAAAGGCACTGCCGTTTACACCTCAGATTTCACTGTCCCAACCAGCCGACTAACAGCAATTACGAATACCAAATTGCTGATTCATAGTAACCGAACAGACGAAGGCAATACTACATTTACGGATAGTTCTTCTGATTCTCCTGCTAATAATACTGCTCATACTATAACTAGAACAGGTGCAATCCATTCAAAGCTACACGGAGGAATCGCCCCTGCGATGACTTGGCCCGCAAGCCAGAAGAAGACTGGAAGTGCTGGGGTTTATTTTGATGGTAACGATAATCTTGATCTTGATGCAGCAGTAGGCCCATCGGGTGCTGGTGCTAGAAGTATTGAGGCGTTCGTATATCAAACTCAATCCTCTAGTGGTGATTATCAATATCTTTGGAGTTATGGGGAAGATACTCCTGCGAAACATTTTGGTGCATCAATATTACACGGAGGGTATTTACGTTTTCAGGGACATGGATCAGCTGATTTTAACACCACGGCTACTCAGTCTTCATTTTTAAATAATTGGAAACACGTTGCATCTACTTATGATGGAACTACTGTAAGAATGTTTGTTGATGGAACAGAAGTTGGTTCTTCAACGCATACCCTTAATACTTCAGACACATCTGGAACAGGCGATAATCTGCATATAGGGTATTCTATATATAGTGCTAGTGGCCACTATTTCAATGGTTATATAGATGGTTTTCGTGTTTCAAATATTGCTCGTCATGTTAATAACTCTGGAACATACACTTATCCAGTACCCACCCAAATCTACGGAGCCTATAAATCCAAAACAATCCCAACCATCACCTTCACAGGGCAACTAGCATCAGGTTCCTTGGCATCCGATGAGGACATTGAGTTTAGTAATGTAGCAAATACCTCAATCACAAGTGGAATGCAGAAGCTCGATGACTCAAAGATTGGGTTGACTCTGACAAACCTAACAGGAGGAAACAAAAACAAAGCTGAACTAACAGGAACAATTAGTAATAATTTTAGTGGTACAACGAGAGCAAACCTACCAGTAAAAGCACAGGTCCGAACCGAGAGAGGGAATGCTTCAGGAACTAGCGGACAAGCCACAATCACATTTGGTAGTGGGATAAATACCGAAGGATTACAGCCTGGGTATTACATATTAACTGGAAGTGCTACTAATGCTGTTACAGAAGTCACTTTAACTGGTGCAAGTTATAACAATGGCACTACAGTAACATTTGGTTCTTCAGTTACTAGCGATATTGCTGTTGGAATGGTTGTTTTTGGTAAAGGAATACCTAATGGAACAACAGTTTCAACAATAGACTCAGGAACACAAATAACACTTTCTGCTAGTACAACTGACGGCTCATTAAGTAGCCAGAGTTTAACATTTACTAATGTTATTAAGTCAATAGATAGTGCGACTCAAATTACAGTTACAAAAGTTCATAGTGGTACTGTAAGTGGAACAATTTACTTCGGTGATCCTGAGAGAGTAGCTATTGTAAATGGTAATCCCACTTCCACTGCGAGTGATGCAATAGTGATGGGTACTTCTGATCCGATGCTCACCATTGCAATAGATTCTGATACTCAGCCAACGCTGTTTAGCGCACGGAGGTATGTTGGGACAGGTGCAGAAAGAGATATTAACGGATTTGGTTTTCAACCTGACTTGGTTTGGTTTAAAAACAGAGATACAGTAGACACTCATGCACTATTCGATTCTGTCCGTGGGGCTACATACAGAATCCGTTCTGATGATACCCAAGGAAACACCCAGATCACTGAAGGCTTAAAGTCATTTGACTCTGATGGTTTTACTGTTGGTAACAACAATGGGGTTAATTATGACACTAAGGCTCAAATAGCATGGGCATGGAAAGCTGGAGGTGCGCCTAGTGGGACATTAGGAACTATTGATTCTACTACGACATCTGGTGCAGGAACAATTAGTTCATCCTCAGATAGTGGATATTCACTTATTTCTAATGCCACTAATGTTACCCAGTCCGTCAATCGTGATTCTGGGTTTAGTATCACAAAATTTACTGGTCATGATTCTGGTTGTGCATTCCCTCATAATCTTGGGGATACTCCAGCTTTTCTTGTCATAAAATCCCTAGTAAATAGCGGAACAACGGATGGATGGTATGCTTGGCATCAAAATCAAGGCACACTTACTGGAAACAGTTTATTTCTTAATACCAATGATGACTTAACAGCTAATAGTGGTGTTTTTTCAACTGCACCTTCAACTGTAATAACGACAGGCTCTGCCGATGGTTCTGGAGGATTTGCTGGTGCATTTATCTGCTACGCATTTAAAGCCGTGTCAGGCGTGAGTGCATTTGGGAGTTATAGTGGAACTGGAAGTGCAGGAAACAATAAGTCTATAGGTTTTGTCCCTTCTTTTCTGATGATTAAAAAAACAAATGGAGATGCAAGTTGGATGATGATGACTAATACGTTATTTGCTGGAACTACAACAACAAGCGGAGTTCATTACAATGATGCAGATCATCGAACACTTTATGCAGATTTAAGTGGGGCAGAAAGCTCTGGAACACACTCAAGTGTAAGAACATACGTTTCTGGGGGTAATAAAGGATTCGAGTTGTATTCCTCAAACACGGAAACAAATGCTTCAGGTGGTACTTACATCTACATGGCCTTTGCATAACAAACTATAAATATAAGAAACACATTCAGAGAAATCAATGGCATTTTCAAAAGTAACAGGAGCAGGAGTTGCAACAGATACCTTAAAGGCAGAAGACATAGCCGCTGATGCAATAGGAACTGCTGAACTAGCAAATGATGTTTCTATTAGTACATCGGGTAATATCGCAACAACTGGTTCAGGCACATTAACTGTAGCTGGGGCCTCTACTCATACAGGTACATCTCAATTAACAGGTGCAGTTACATTAGGAACTGGTAGTGGTTCTGGAGGTTCATGGACTCTTCCAACTTCAAGAGGAACAAACGATAAGTACGTTCTTCAAATCAATGGAACTACAGGTGTAGCTGGCTGGGCAGAATCTCTGACTGCTCCAAAAATTACTGGTATTTCTGGAAACTTAAACGCATACGAAGCACCTCTTACCCCTACAGGAACATGGAATGATAATAGTACATCAGTAACTTTAAGTTCTGGTACTGATGTAGTAGTTGGTGCAACTGTTACAGGGGTTGGAATTGCAAATGGAACTACTGTAGCAAATATCTCTGGAACCGCTCTTACACTTTCAACAAATTCAACTGCAGCTGGTGCTGCTGGATCTCCGTTAGTTATTTCTAAAACAGTAGCTGAGACAATGGGTGGTACTCTTACAATCACAGGAATTAATATTGGAATTAATACTGCTGATTTGACTGTGGTGATACAAAGGTCAGATGGAACTAAAGTTACAACTGCATCTAGAATTAATTCTGCTAGTGGAACTTCTTGTGAAGCACAATGGTTTGGTAATGAGACAAATTATGATACCTTTGGAAATAATGAAACCATCTATGTAAAAGTTACTAAGGCAGGACTTGGTTCAAACATATTAAGTTCTGGAAAAAAGTTTACAACTGACCCAAATATTACTTCAGAATTTGCAATTACACAATCGGGTGGAGTGGTTACAGTTGCACCTTCTGATACAACTTTAGGTTCTTATGGATCTGGTCAAGTTGCTGGTGGAGGTCAGGATT